TCAATATTTATTTTATTAATCTCTTTTGACTCAGCATCCACACATTCTGTGCACCTGCAACTTTGTCTGTAGCGCATCCATGTTCCATGCGGACGCAAGACACTTGCTTTCGGATGCTCCACGACTAGTGCAGTGCGCTCTTGTGGTGTGAGTCCTCCCCACATGCCCCACTTCTCATCAATGCCATCGTCTAGACATTCTTTCCAAACAGGGCATTGCCTACAAACAACACGAGACACAAGGTAATAGTTCTCGGGGACATCTGTATCTAGTGGTGGGTACCATAAGTCAATGTGACGATCTTTGCAGAGCGATTGCTCTCTCCAATCATCTTCAAACTGAGGCAATTAGAAATCGTCTGACGGTGAGGCGTCATTGATGCGTGTATCTCGCATCGGACGAATGGCGGACTCAACTGCACTATAAATGGCGGTACTCATCTGTTCTATTTGATGTAACAATTTACTTACCTCACCTTTAAGTTTCTCGTTCACAACAACAAGTTGGAGAACTTGATCCCAATTGTCTAGTAATACTTCAGCCATGGATAATTCTGCTTTGTTTGCAAACTCAGCAACGGTAGGTGCTTTATCTTGCACCAACATTTGTGGGATAGCACTTAAAGCATTGCTAAGACGCTGGCGCTCTCGCTCTAATTCTATGTCCATCATGCTCTTATAACGGCGAGCGTCTCTACTTCGTGGACTTTCTTTGTGCAGGTCTTCTCTTCTCTTCTCTTCAAGCCATTCGGTGTAAGCGTTATTGTTGTGTAGCATCAGGCAAGCCCTCCTCACGAACGACACAGTCCCAACCACAAGCGCTATAACCAATACTGTCTGTCCAGTGATCACGCTTCTCGGGACTCCATGAAAGGCGTGATGTCTTTAGGAGCATCATCATTACTGCAACATCATGTGGCTTTAAAAAGAACTCTTGACGGCGATCAACAATACGGCGCAAGTAGATAGTCCAGAAGTCCGCTGTTGTAGAGAAGTCATCAATAGGGTCACCGTAACTATCGTTGCGTTCACCATTGATAAGCATGTCTGCTTCGGTAAGCACATCAGTGCGGTTGTTGAATACGGGTGGCTTCATCATAGGTATACCTCTGTCTCTGTGTTGTAGATGTCTAAAAGGGTAGCGAAGTTACGCATGTTTGAAACACGCAGGGCATCTTGGTGATGGGTATTCCATGGCTGTGTGTGTAGCACTGAGAGAGCGCCAGCGTTCTTCATGTCTAAGTAGTTATCAATGTGATCGTCAATCGCCATGAAGTTACCGCCGTGTTCTCGGATGGTGTCACCTTTGCTTTTAGGGAACCATAAGTAATCAGGAGTGAGTCCTTGAGTGTCTAGCCATTGGCGTGTTTGTTCGTGAGCCTCTACGGGTCGGTAAGTCATGACATGGATAGTGATGCCCATCTCACGAAACTTATTCCATGCATAGTCAGCGTTGTATTCTGCGGGCATGCTGTTGAAGAGGTTGTGGTCACGAGAACCAACACGCAAGTGCTCTTCAAACTCTTCTTTGTGCATGCCCCATTCTTTATAGAACTCCCAAGTAGTTGGGGAAGGCAGTTTAGAAGAAGATAGACCTAGAACATTAATACAGTATTTACGGAAGGCATCAGCAAACGGATAAAGAACCCCGTCTAGATCAATTGCTACATCCGTAATCTTGTCCATTAAGTTCCTTCGCAAAGTACCAAGCGGTACGGATTGGCTTTGTTTCGTTAGGTTCTAGTGCAAGCGTTGTGCCCTTAATCGCTCGCCCTTTTTCGTCCATTGTTTCTGTCTCGTACTGGTACGCCCACACCATGCGACGTTTCAACATAAAATACCTTCAATTCTTAGTTCTGTCAATTATCTTCGGACAAATCCAGTATCTCAGAATATAGAGCGTTGGTTGCGCTACTGCCCATCCCGCCACCTTCTAGCATGCGGTTAGTTTCTCCAGCCTTGGCACCAAAGAGGCGAGACAATACGCCACTAGAACCTCGGGCTTCCATCTCTAAACGGATGGTGTCTCGGGTGTCATTGATGTCCTTGAAGCGATCTACAAGGTTAAAGAACCTGTCCATCTCATTGGAGAGTGACTGGTCAAGACCTTGTCCTTCTAGTTCTTCAGCGAAGCGTGCGAACATAACACGACCTACTTGCATCTCAATAAGCGCTCTCATGGCGGACTGTAATTGATCCTTTGTGCGGATCTCAATCGGCAACCTAAATGCGCATTCTGAATGTTCCTTGAATTGTGGACATCTGTTACTCAAATAGCAATTATCGCATTGTCGTAAAGGGTCAGCATTGTAACGAATTACGTTCACTCTTTCAGGGTCAACTTCTATAGATTCCCCTTCAGTATCAACGGTTTGCGAGCCAAATGATGTGATCGCTTCTATGCCCATTACTGGTAGCAATACACGGTCACTCTCGTGCCGCTTGTTTGGGGTGTTGATAGCAATAGTTGACCCCCCAGGAACCAGAAAAGTGGGGGTATGGGTATCAGGGTGAATAGCAACTATTCCATCCTTTTCAGGTGGGTTGAACTCTTGCTCATCATCGGTATTCATCGGGTCATAGCCCCCAAAAGTATGTGTCTCCCATTGTTGCCACGAGGCAATCGCAAGGGTTCCAACGGCGGATACATTGTCATCCATTACAGCATCAAAATCAATTCCAAGTCTGGTGATGTCGGCACGATGCTTTCGGCGGGCGGACTCTTTCTGCTGTGCTGGGTACCTGCGCAAGCCGTGACCGTCCCATACCTGTGTCTCTCCGTAGCGAATAGCGCTTGTCCAAGAACCTACGATGACAATATCCCATTGGATACGCTCAATGAGGTCGGGCTTAGAAGTGATGCCTATTAGTTTGGCGCTCCAACGGGTAGCAATGGATGCAATCCGAGCCACGTTCTTTCCTGTGACCGCCTTGTCACTGATCGCCGCTCGCCCGTACTTTTGACAGAGCCAAGCCAAGCGCTCTAGATCATTCTCATCATTCCACAATGGGTAGTATTTCTCACCAAGCCAAGCGCCGTCATAATCGGGGCGTCCGATAACCATGTGCAGAGAGTCTGCAAAGTCTCTAACAAAGGTGTCAAAACGGTTGATGTCCTCATCATTCTCAGAGGTGTACACGATGATGTCTCCGCCGTTAAAGAGGGCAGAGAGATCCAGTTCTTTCTTCTTGGGGATTGGGAAGTGAGTCAAATTGAGGGCATAGCGTTGCACGCCCGCATTCACGAGCATCTTTCGGTATGACCCCTTCTCCGCTCCGCCAAAGAAGATCTTCATTCTTCGGTTGGTTCGTCTTCCCAACCAGCCTTGCGCCAAACTGAAGCACTGTGGTTCTGTTCTACAAGTAGTGCTTCTAGTTCATCTACATAGCATCGCAAGACATGAATACAGGGGTCTCCGCCTTCGTCCCATACTCCGTCTTCGTCCTCAGTGGTTGGTATCCCATCGTGTGTTGAACACACTGGGGGTCCTACGAACTTCTTCTCCATACCAATTTTGAGCCATTCATCAAAGTTCATTTTTGCATTATCTTTAGACATCTGTCCAGTTCCTTTCCGCTCTTGCTAGAGCCTGTGCATCTGATTCTTCTACGATTGCGCCCCACTCCTTTTTGAAACGGGACTCAGACCATTCGGGTCTAACAGTGTCGGGCACTGTCATTAGTAGTGTAGGGATCCCGTTGTGGGCTACCCGTGCTACGACCTTGGGATCAACATCAATGTACCAATTGATACGACCATATGCGGCGTGTAAGTTCTGAATTCTTGCAACTTTATCTTCAACTGTATTCTCAGAAATGAAATCAACAGTGGACGCTTTGAAGCCTTCACGCTTTAACCAACTGAGGCATCCATCTTGATTAGTAACACCTGGGGCGAACACAGACATGCGACCGCTGTATGCAGTGAAGAGTGTGCTCCATAGTTTCCTGCCTTCAGGGATGGGTTGTCTTGCGCCAACGTCATCACTTACACGACTAGGCAATGACAGAACGTCAAGTGCCACAATGATCATCAGTCGTAGAGACCCATCTCAATGCGCTCACGGTGGGCATAGTGTTCGGCGGCTGGGCAATACATGCAAAGGTATTGTCTCTTGTCTTTGGCGATACCTGTCTTGCGTCCAATTGTCTTGGAGTCAATGCACCAGTCAATGCAACCATCTTTAGGTCGGTTGTGTCGGCTGAAGCATTTGAGAGCGTCTACTTTAAGTTCGTCTCGGGTGTCACGAATGAATACATCATTCTTTGCCAAGTCACTCTTAATGGCGGTCTCTGAGTCCAACTTCTTAGCAGTCTCTGCATCTGTGCGATAAATGACTGCGTTGCAGTTATGCGGATCAGGTACTTGTGCATTGTGGCGATCACAGAGTTCACGCAACTCTTGGTCGTACTCGGCGGGTCCATCATATGGTTTCATTTTCCACATAACGGCGTGGGTCTTGCATACTAAAAGACGGTGGTCGTCTGCTGCCATGTTGTGCTCCTAACTTCGGTCTAGCCGAAGCCTACTACAAATTATTAAGCCCAGTCCCCATCACCAAAGTATTGACGCCGTGAGAAGCGAGCACCAAGTTCACGAGCGGTATCTTTTTCCATCCGCCCGCCTGCTCCTCGGTCTTGACGGTAGTTAGAGATACGAGCATCTACGGCATCCGCAATCGCAGGTGTTAAATCTGGCTCTATAACACTATTACCACTGATAGGGGAAACGCCCGATCCTTGCATGTCAGCATACTGATTAACATGCTTATGCTCGTCCAGAAGTTGTTGAGTAACCATGCCTTTAAAGCGTGTCAGTTCAGAACGACCAACTTGACGGCGTGGGTCTCTGCCTGATTCGTTACCTTTAGCCATGGTTATGCCCAATCTTCTTGTGAACTCATTGCGCCATAGGGTGATGAAGCACCTTTTACTTTGTACTTTTCGGCTGTAGCCAAGTAGTCAGGTTCGCCGTCTTCTTTAGTTTCGTACTTCACACCAGCCAATGGGTGATTGCTTGGGGGCATGGCAATGTACTGTTTACTAGTGAGGTGGTTGTCACCTACTGGGTTCATGCGGTGGTCGTGTGCCATGGTTAGTCCTTATCGGTGTAGGTGTGCTTCGGGGGCGTTAGCCAAGGGTGTGCGCTCTACAACGCCGTATTGTGCTTGGAGTTCCATAGCACGAACACTGGCATCTGTTGGGTCAAGGTCACCGCCACGGTCAGGTGTGGTGTTCTTGAACTTACCGTCCTTGGAGCCAAGGCGGAGATCATTGTTCATTGAGCGAGAGTCATTTACAGCCATAATACAATCCTATCATTTATGAGGGTTATTGGTTATCAAAATGTTCATGCAACCTAGCAAAAGCCACTTTAGCCTGTGGTGCTAGACCACGTTTGCTTGGACGTTTTTGTGTGCGTGACTTTGCCACTGGAGAAGCAGTTGGTTCTGTGCTCCAAGGTTGTGCAACTTGTAAGTTAAGGCGTTGTTTATTTGCTTGGGCGCCAGTAATCGCTTGTTGTTGTTGTTGAGTGAAAACTTTAGGAGTGGGTACTGGTAGAAGTGGGCGTACCCCTTTAGACATACCTATTGAGGGACGAGTAAAAGGTGTAATAGCCTTTGGTTGTGGAGCACCCGCAGGTTGTGACATAGGAACAAGAGGGCGTTGTTTATTTGCTTGGGCACCTGCAACGGCTGTTTGTTGTTGGGGTGTTAATGGCGTAGGTGGTGCTGGAGGTGGGGGATTCTTAGCAGCGTTGTAATCGTTGGCGGCTTGCTTAATCTGACTAACGGCTTGCCCTGTAGGTGTGGACTCAATTGCCGCAGCCATCACATCCTTCCAAAAACCAGCCATTAGTAAATTTCTTCTTCCGATGTTTGTTCTTCCGATGTTTTGCTTCGTCCCATTGCACGAGAAGTAGCACGCTTTGTAATTAAGTTTGAAAGAAAACTTGGTTGTTGGGGTTGATCTGAATCTTGTGATTGATTTAAACGCTGTGACCGTGTTTTTGGTTTTGCGCCAAAAGCGTGGACTCTTGGTGAAGTGTCACCCTGTCCCCAATCAAGGCGAGCACCAGACGAAGTAGCACGGAAGCGCTGAGTGCCTACTCGTGGACCTTGTTTAAACTCTCCCTGCATCCAAGAAGGTGTTCGTGAAAGGTAACCTTGGTTAAGCGAGTTCCAACGATTAGTTTGGATATTGCCAATGTAATCGTTCTCTGCCATAACTACCCCAAACTCTGCATTGAATATCGGCTGGAACTAGAGAAGTTCTCTTCCATAAATGTGCCATCACGGAACATTACAGGTGCCCCTGAGACCCAAGAACGGTTGGAAGCGGTGTAACGGTCAATGTTTAACACGTCCATTATACCCATTGTTTGCTTTGCGTATCCTTCTCGTGGAGCAAATAACTGGTGAGGATGGTTAGGGCGAATATTACGGATGCTCTCTGGATCGGAGATAGCCGACCTCAAGGCGTTGTCAACCAGAGTCTCCGTGTGGGACTGCCATGGTTTGGCATTAGGGATACTTTGGGACATGGTTAAGCGAACGGATCCCAGTCAGCGGTCGTATTAGATGAGCCACTCTGTGTTTGTTGTGGCTGTTGTGTTTCTTGAGCCTTCTTAGAAAGCGCACGCCCTAGTTTTCTTCCTGCTTTTTTACCTAACTTAGCCGTGAGTGGTCCTCCCATGGAAGCACCAAGTAACCCACCAGCCTTACCTGCGAAGTCTTCTACTTTGTCAGGATTATTGGTTGCGTATTCTGAAGCGTTAGCCCATGCATTCTCTGCAAGAGGTTTAGCCGCATCAAAAGTGTTTTGTGCTAGTGGTTGAAGGTGCTGTGACACTGCGTTAGACACATGGTCTTTCATGCCACTCAATAATGAATTACGCCTACTAGAACTTGTAGGGGTACTGGCAAATGGATCGTCGTATTCACTAGCCATATTTAATCCTTGTACCAATCAGAGTTAGGGCGCTTCATGCCGTATGGGTTAGCGTCATCATTCCTAGTGTTGTAGTACATTCCACCGTCGGCGCTTTCATAGTGACCGTCATCGCCTGTACGAGTTCTTGGCTTCTTAGGTGGCTTCTTACCACCACCACCAGTCATGGTAGATGGATGACCTTGCATCATCTCTGCTCGCTTACGGTTCTTCCACGCCTGCATGTCTACAACACGGGCGCCGTCACCGCCTGAATCTCTTCCGCCAGCCATGATCAGCCAAACGTCCTTTTGAACAGTTTTCCGTTAACCATCATGCGCTTGGTGTAGCCAGCGCCTACGTTGCGACCTTGGTAATGCATCATGGCTTGGTTTTCTTTGTTGGTGGTCAAGTGTGTTTGATACTTGCCACCTTTTTTACGTGACTGTACTTCGTAGGTGTTCTCTGAAGGCTCTTCGCCTTCGCCCGTAAAGGTTTGATAGTTCTTTATTCCGTCAGCCATTAGTAAGCCTCACTTTCTGTTGACATCATTCTCCTACGCTGATCTTGACGAGAATTCCAAGCCTGAGCCATCATATTTTCTTTTTCAGTTCCGTTTGTTTCATTTGCACGTGGGTATCCAAGGTGTATGCGATATTCCCTATGGCTATTCCGAGCCTCTTGTAGCATTTTTGCTTTTTCATTGAGATAAGGCTCACCCACTGAGTTCATTCTGTGATCATGTGCCATGAGTTATCTCCAAGGTGGTGCTAGTGATTTAAGTTGTGACTGGCGCTGAAGGCTTAACTCTGTTGCCTCATCACGCTTTTGGTCACGAGAAATACCACGAGGTCCGACTTTGCCGTCATTGGTAAGCCGAATAGGCTCGGCTCCAGGTGGGGCAAACTTCTTACCTTGTGCTTGTAATTGAAGTCCAGTGTACAAGTTAAACTCATCGGGCCAGATGTAATCGCCCGCATTAATCCGTTCACCTTTGTGCACACCACGAGAATACTGACGAGCATTCATACGGCTCAATGAGCCAAGGATCTTGTCTTGTCGGCGGTTAGCCGACATGGTTCCTAGGTATCCGTCTGGATACTGTGTGTCAGCGCCTGTCTGGTACCCCGAGAGTTGCCAGTCTTTTTGATTGCGAAATACAGGTGATGGACCAAAGTCGGCTTGGGTGTTTCCGCCTGGAGGTGCCGAGGGACTCATCCATGATGTAAAAGTATTCTTACTCACACGCCCACCTGACCTTGTCCACTTGGTGTAAGCAGACCACCCATTGTACCTCCTCCAGTTGGTTCAATTGGACGGATGTGGTAGCGAGCACCACCACGTTCACCAGAGTGCTGTGCAGGGGTGCGCCCTACTGAGGGCTTACGAGGCTTCTTGGAAGCCATGCTTACTTCTCTTTGCGTTTTGGCGCTTTAGGGTTAGGAATAGTAGGTTGCGGATTCTTTACCAAACTGGAATCAGTTGATATTGAAGGTTTAGCAATTCTCTTTGTCCTCTTAGAAGGTTGTGCATTAGGCAACAGTGCTTGTTTTCGTGCAGCACGGGCTTGTGATCGGGCTTTTGCTTTCTTACTCTTGTCTGCGGCAAGTGAAACATCACGTTCTGTAAAGTAAGCATCCAGACGGGCTTGTCCATCTTCTGGACTAAGTTGTGGGGCAGACCCAATAGCGTATGGGTGTTGCTTTTCCAAGTCTGATTGAGATGTAACCGAGATACCACGGCTCTCTTTACCTTCTACAATACGAGAATTAGGTTGACGGATAGCAATACGAGCGCTACCTACTTCGCCAAGACGGCGTACCGTCATAGGTTTGTTACTTTCCATCTTCACACTACTGGTCAGTTTTGCTTCGTAGCCTTTATCATCAGGACCGTCAGTTCCAGGTGCCCGTGCAGGAGTATGTATCTCAGGAACTATTCGTTCCGTTGGCTCTTCACTGCCTCGTGACATGTTGGGCATGTCCCAAATCTTAAAGGAGGGTGACGCTGAGGTGCCAGCATTAAAGTGGTCTTTACGAGCCATGGATTAGTAGGTTCCCCAACCACTCCCTGGCTTATCACGCAAGTTTTGTGATGGTCTAATTTTAGACATCGCATTATCGTCAAGTTGAGGAGCGCCTTGCTTCAAACGACTTTCCATCTCATCGGCTCTACGATAGTAAGTGTCAGCACTTGCGTGACCACCACTCATCCGATGTTGGTCGGCTGTCATGCGAGTACTTTCAATCTTTAATTTAATGCCTTTGTTGTCTTTATCTGCTTGGCTCATCGTTGACATAGGAGGAGGTCCACCCTTTGTATTTGGACGAGCAGGGGGTCCAGGAGGCATGCGCCCAGGCTCACCAAATTGTGTTTTTTGTGCCACCTGTTTTGGGTAGTCACCGCCACCACGAAGTTTATTAAAGATACCCATAGTTAGTTTTTCCAATCTCGTGTCATTTTTACGTTCTCATGACGGGCGCCTTGAGGAAACTGTTGACCAGTAGCCATGTCAAAAGTATTACCGCCACCAAAACTAAATGAGCCATTTGCAAGGGATGGTTCTTGGTCAGTCATAAATGATCCAAGTCGTGCTTCACCTTTTGCTGTTTGACCATATGTATGAATAGTGTGCATGTCACCATAACTAGATACTTCGTGACGGAGGGGGCTGGTAGAGCCTTTAGCCATGGTGTGGATGACCCTGCCGCTCTTTGGAGCACCAAGGGATTCTGGTTTTGGCATTTTATTCAAACCACGTTCGTCTTTTTCAAAGGTGCGTGGAGTTACACCAGGCTGACCACGGTACGGCTCATTATTTGCAATCCGTTTTAAAACACTCACCGTTACCTCACGATTGGTTTAAATGAGATAGCCGAAATGGCTTCTCCGTTGTCTCCAATAATATCATCAAAGCCAATGATATAAGTGAGATCAATACCACGTGGGGCAACAAAGCCTCGGGCGATTGCTGCTGCTTTGGCTGCTTGATTAACAGCACTGGCGCCGATAGCACGCATCTTAGGTGCTTGCCCTGCGTTTACCGCACGAGCAAGAATAGAACCAACACTTTGTGGGTTACTACTTCCTGAGACCTTTAAGATATCGTCAATAGGTGTATGTAGTTCTTGTGACATTGTAGGACTCCTGATAGAACAAGTTATTTATGTTGTTCACAAAGTTTAGGAGTAGTTTGCTTCCTTTAAGAGTTCAATCAGGTCATCTAAGCGCATCACAACGTACGATTCACCCAATGCTTTTTCCCCTTTACCTTTCCTCTTCACAACCAATGCAGGAACAGCGTCATTCAAACGCTTTGCTTGCTCTACAGTGTCATTAAGCCATCCACTGATGTTGAAGGACTTGTCATTTTTACATTGCACACAGACTTTGCGTTGAGTATCTGGTCGTTGAATACCGTGCAGGTCTCCAGCGTCTAGACCACCTGCAAGGGCTGTCCTATGTGTATTAGGAAAACCATTAGCAATGAAGTGATCCCGAACCAAGACCTCATAAGAGGTTCCTTTGGCTTTATTCTTGTTGCCCATTAGTAAAGTTCCATTCCCAGTCTTCGTAGTGTGACAAGACATTAGCAATTTCGTAAAGGAAAGATGGCTCAAAGTTAACTTGCACTCTGCCTTTTCCTTCTCTTATAACGTCAGCCATGAGGCGGACAGTTTCACTTAGTGGTATCTCGTGTTCAGTCATACTTACTCCGTGTACTCAGTAATGATTAAGTAACCTGTTTTTGTACAATGTTTGTGAGGCATGTTCTTTACGTCTTTACGAACAAGGACACGCTGTAGCCAACGGTCTGTGCCATCATAACGGGCTTGAAAAGGTTTACGCCCATGCACAGTTGTAGCATTATCAATGATGAGAAGGTCACCTGTTTGAAGAATGATTTCTTTGGTGTGCTTTTCAATGGCTTCATTTAGTTCTTCCAAAGCCGCTACAGCATCTTTCCAAAGACCCACCATGACGGCTTTGTCATACTTTAATTGATGTGTACCATCTGGACGTTCGTATAGAACAGCAAGATCTCTTGGTTGATCTGGTTCTCCGTTAGTTCTAAAACTCTCATCAACCGACGTCCGAAACCATGGTTGTTTAAGTACGTGTATGCAATTGTCACTTAGATCAGGAATGATGTCTTCTATGTCGGCATAAGTAGTTGCAGCAGTGGGGTCACCTCGTAAACACAAAAGCAAAACAAAGTCTGGAAGATAGGGATGGAAGCATGACTCAGTGTGCAAATCTAAGTTGACTTTAGAGGATGTGGATATCTGTGAATACTCAGTCTTTTGATTTGGAAGAATGTTATGAACAATATTGCCCTGTTGTTCTTGTAGGTACCCAACAGGGTGACCAAGAACATGTGCAATGTTATAAAGAAGTTCATGAGTTGTAGGTGTAACCGAATCCGATAACACAGGCACCAAAGGCGTTGGGGGGATGTGCCCAAGGTATTGATGTTGAAGAAGGGCAATGGTCATGGGAGGTAACGGGCTTGACGGCGCTCTTGTGGAGCCACACTGATACGTCTACTAAGTTCTCGGGAGAGCACTTGGGCGCTTCGCTCACATCTTTCAAATACTGAATCCACCATCTTGCGGTAAGCACGAGTAGTGAGGTGTGCTTCTTGCTGTTCAATTACACGAGGGTCTACGTCACGGCGTGCTTTAGCAAGTGTGACGGTGTCACCTTTAGCGTTATCTCCCCATTGACCAATGAGTATCTGTGCTTCAATGATTCGGCAGTTGTTGGCTTGGCGCTCTTCGTCAATCTCTGCTGTAACTAATTCGGCTTTAGCGTAAGACACCCACGCCATGAGTTCCCCGTAAAGGGACATAAGTTCAGCGTCGGATAACTCGTCCAGGTACTCGGGTAACTGTGGGATCTCCGATGTCGGGCGTGGTGGCAGTGTGAACTTCTTGCTGAACTGCGCTTGCGCTGTCGTTTGTGATTGTGTCGGTGTTGTCTGCGTCAGTGGCTCTGGTCGTGTTATCGTTCGTGTTGTCATTGTCTTCCTTCCAGCATGTCTTTTTGTGTGGGCATGTCTTGCATGTTTTGTGGTCTGAATCGTTCACCCATGCAGGACGCATTGGTGGGATAGATGAATCTAGCGCCTTGGTAACCGTTTCGCAAGCAGTCAAGATCGGGTCTACCAACTCTTGTTGGAACTGCACTACAAACTCTTTTACGTCTTGCGTGGCTTTCCATTCATAGATAAAAACCATGGTGTGTATGCCCGTGCAGTACATGTAAAGCATGGCTTGTCGGACATGGGATGGGAAGGGTTGCCTAATGCGCTTCCACATCTCATCGGGGTTGCCATCAGCATCTTTAAAGATGTCATAACTTTCGTAGCGCACGGTGCCAGCGCCCACGCTCTTTAGTTCAATCAAGAATGGTGGCTCTTTGCCTGTATCTACAATGCCGTCAGCATGTCCAAGGATCCGATGGTGCTCATTGGTAACGGGCACTTCACGATATAGCGGATACGGTATACCGCAACTTGGGCAGGCTTTAGGGGAGGTGTCTTCCCACTTGTGATTACACACAGTGCTTGAGCACTGCCACAAACCTTTAAGAAAACCTAAATCCTTAATCCAGTTCTGCCACTTGGAGTGGATGGAATGACCTTCAGCAAATACGTTTAAACGCTGAAAGCCAAACTTGTCTTCAATGCCTTTGTAACCTTTGATGGTGTACCAAGAGGAGCGTGGGCACCAATCTTTCTTAGAGATTTCACTAGGGTGTAGATGCAGAGTGTCACGGTTGGAATCAAGGCGTTGTTGAATAAGTAAACCTTGTACAAGAGGTACAACTTTACCTTTAGCAGTAAGTGCTTTCTTGTACTCTTGCAAGTGCCATGGAGTTTCAGACATCGTTTAAACCACTCATTTCTAGGAAGTCATCTTCAGTAAGAACGACATAGCGGCGGTTATGTAAGTCAAACTGTAATACAGGAAGCCTATCTTCCAGAATGGCACGCTCAATGAGTTCTGCAAGGTCTTTGTGCTTAAGAGTTATCTGAGTTTCGTTAGTCGTAAATTTGTTTTCAATGAGGATGTCAGCAGTGCGAACGTCATTCTTACGAAGCCAACCTGACCCTGAACCAGCGTTGCGTGATCCTTTGTAGGACTTGGCAGAGCGTTGCTCTTGGCGCTTGGACTTCTTGTTGATCGCTTTGCGGTCTGTGCTGTCCCCACCAAAGATCACGCCAAGCCAAACTTCTCAAAGACTGCTTTAGTAATGCCTTCACGAAGGGCTGTATCTTCTCGCACTGCCTGTAGGACTGCGTCCTTACCTTGCCAACGCTGTTCTCCATAAGAGTAGTAAGCGCCTGCACGAGTAATCAAGTCGTATGCAATAGCGATGTTCACAACGTCTTTTGTAGTGTCAAAATCACCACGATCAAAACCTTGCGTTGGAGCAAAGTAGTAATCCACAACAGCCACTTGCTGAGGTCGGTAGGTCTTGTTCTTAATGGTGCGAGCCTTGATGGTCTGACCTACGGTCTCATCTTTGGTTTTAATCCACTCGTCACGCTTTACTTCTACACGAGTGAAGTAATGGAAGTTCTTAGCCTTGCCACCTGGAGTCGTACGGTTGTCTCCGTACATCACACCAATCTTTTCACGCCACTGGTTAATCATCAAGCCTGTGCACTCTCGTTCATCATGGATCAAGGAGCGCTTTTGTGCTTTAGAGGACTTGCGAAAGAACTTACCTGTGAGGCGAGCACCTAAGCCAACAGTGAACTCTTCCATCATTTTCTCTGACTCATCACCAGGAACTAGGGCTGGAAGTGAGTCAATGACAATAAGATCTACAGCACGGTTGTC